ATTTGTCTTTGAAAAAATTCTTGTGTTTCAAAACTATATCTAACATTATCTATATCAGTTTTATCTGTCATCTCAAGCCTGATTTTGATGCAATCAGATCAATTCCTTGTGCATCATTCCAAGATCCTCCACTTGGTATTTTAACATTTACTTTAACATATCTACCAGATTGTCTTACAGGATTTATACCTGTAGAGTTCATACTTGAAGCAGTTGACTCAGTTACAGCATCTGATAATTTATTTCTAGTTTTGATAGTTACTGTCGCTTCAGCATCTACAATTGGTCTTACGCCTATTATAGACGATCTTAGTCCTGGAAACAACTCTAATTCTGTAGTTTCTATTTCTCCAATGTTTTCTGTTCCTGAAAAAATAGCAGCTTTATAATCGCTATCTATAGCACCTAAAGCTAATTGTCCACCACTCCAAAAGTCAGTATCTAAAGAAATATTAATATTATCTAAATTTTCAGAAATAATATCCATTAACTCAACTGTATAAGCTCCAACGAATTGAGAGAATATTGTACTAGCACTAGCATTAGCTGATGACCATTTCTCTGTAGCATAATTATAAATTAAAACTTTATCACAAATTCCTGTAGTATTTGCTGTATCATCAGCTGATGGATAAAGCCAAATTGCTAATTGATTAAAGGGATCTGTTGTTGCAACTATTCTATCTGAATATGCTTTATTTAAATCAATATCAAAAAATCTATTTACTTTTTCTGCACCAATAGCTTTTACTGTATCTCCATTAATTTCAAAGAAACCATCATCAGCATAAAAAAATACTCTACGATTATCTTGGCAAACTGTTCTTCCAAGTACCGCACCTCTATTGGGTGAAATCATTGATAGTCTAAATACAGTTGCACCACCGACATAGTCCATACGAATTATAGAATTTTGTCTGAATACATAACTAATCTCTCCAGAAGTTATATGAGTAATTTGTCCACCAGAACCAGGTAAATCTTGACTATCTGATTGTTTAGTTCCAGCTTCCCAAGTTGCAATATCATTAATTCCAGACCATTGTATTTTATTTGCAGCTGTTAAATCATTACCAGTTACTAGAAAATCTCTAACCACTCCTGAAACTTTAAATGTTGGAACTGTACCTGATGTTTTGATAGCAGATAGATTTGCAAAAACACTTGAAGTACCCATTAAATAATATTGAGGTGCATCTATACCATTACTTGCAATTACATAATTTCCAAATTGAGTAAAAGTTATGTAATCTGTAGAGCCACCAGTTAAAGGTGTTCCACCAACAAAATTTGTAGTTGTTAGTCTTACAGTATCTGTTGAAACATTAGTTAAATTTTCTCTACCAATAGTTGCTCTTGTTACTGTAACAACATTAGTTGATACTGTTGCTGTAAAATCGGCATGAGCATTAATAGCAGTTTTTAAATTTGTTGCTGTAGTATCATTATTAGTTTCTACTTTAAATTGAGTGCCAGATGCTGTTCCTGCTGTTGAAGTAAATACAATAGTTGAAGCATCATTTTTTGTTAAAGTAATTGTTTTACCAGCTGCAATATTTGCATAATCAGAAACTGTAATTGTACATGAAGCTTTAGCTGTAGATAATAATAATCCACCTGCACCTAATTCAGAAAATGCTCCGCCAGTTAAGGCATAAATAGTATCTTGTGTTGCTACAAAATTATAAACAGTATTAGTATTATCTCTAAAAGAACCAGCTCCTCTTGAATCTTTTGGTAGAGCATTAGTAGAATAATTAACTAGAGAGGGAAATCTTTTATAAGAATTTAAAGCATAGTAAACATTGTTAGCTACATTAGCACCAGGATTATTATGTTCTGGTTGGTCAGGTAGCCATTCTCCAAAAGGTACTTGCATTAATATTCCTAACTATTGTTGTTTGTAGAAAATCTACTTATATCATTAAATGAACCTGCCACACTTACATCTGATCTTTGTTGTAAAGGTGCATTTCCATAAGAATCTTCTTTATCATTTCTATCAAGTCTTTCTAAAGCTGTTTGATACATTTTTTCCCATTGACCTGCTTGATTAGGTTCAATACCACCTAAGAAATTAGAAGCATGATATAATGATCCATATAAATAAATAGCAGGATGATTTGTTAATATATAATTTGAAGTATTAGAACTTGATAGAGGATCAAATTCTTTATAATGATTTATAATACCTGAATATGAAGATGATGGTACAGGAGCAAATCTTAAATTATCTCCTAATATTGTATAAGTAGAAGGCATTCCAGATGTTGATGTTCCTTTAATCTGATCCATTTGAGCTGGAGTAATATAATTTAAAGGATATTTAACTCCACCTTCTAAAATATAAAAATCTCTTACTTGTAAAAATCCTGTTGGTAAAGCTACCAATTCAGAATCAACTGTAATTGCAGATTGAGTAATCATTTTTCTAACTCTTAATTTAGAATTGAAATCTTTTTCTGCTAAGACAATAAAATCTTCAGCTATCTCAGTTGTTAAATCTGATCTGTTTAACCAATTTGCAAGTGATGTTTTTAAATCTGAGTAAGTTGCTAATGCCATTATATATTACCTTCTGCTGTTTTAAAGTATTGAAACTCATTACTATTCAATTTTGTTTTTAATATTTTGTTCTGTACTTCAGGAGGAAGTGCAAACCAATTATTACTACCATTATACTCTTTTGCCCAGACACTTAAAGCTAAAGTTGGAATACTAGCAACTCTTTTTAAATCTCTTGATTTAGAATAACCATCATTTAAATTTAGTAGTTTTTTATTATGATCTAAGTGAGGAGTTATATCAACTTCTTCCTTAGTAATAATTTTACCTTCCATGTCATCTTGCATGTAAGTAGTTTTTTGTAGTCCATCTAATACTGTATCTTTTCTCATCTGCCTTGACCTTTATATCTATTCTGACTTTTTTGCCTACACTCAGATTTATTCTGAGATTTTTTATGGCAACCTGGTCGTTTTTTATTCTGATCTCTTTTTACATAATATGTAAAATTTTGTTTAGCCATTAGCCAGACATTTCAGTAATAGAAATTTCAGCAGTACCAATAAAAGCTACTTTCTCACCTGGTGAAACTTTAAAAATTTCAGGTTGGTCAGCAGGTATAAAGATAGTTGAAGAATCAGCAGTTGCAACAGCAGTTGGGTTTGCACCAAATAAAATATATACGTCAGCAGTTGATGCTATTCTTACATATTCAGTTTGTGTTCCAAATGCAGCAGATTGTGCTGATGTTCCACCACTTGTTTTACCTTGATGTGTAGTAGGTCTTAGTCCGTAATTAAAACTCATTTTTTTTCTCCATTAGTTAGTAAGGGGGAATTACCGCTAGGCAAGATCCCCCAAATATTATTATATACTATTATCTTCTAATTACGAAAGTAATTTCCATTTTAGAAGCATTTGATGATCCACCATTAGTAATACATTCAATAGCTCCATCTTCTTCAACTCTATTAAGAGCAGTAGGTTCAGCAGTTGCTATTCTACCAGCTGATCCTGAAGCTGTATGACTTATTGCTCCACCAGTTACTGCTATACCACCAATTTCAAAAGAAATAGCTGCTGTGCCAGTTGTAACTGCTTTGTTATGTGTAATAATTTTAACAATTCTTCCGCCATCAGGCACACAAACAAAAGTTGATGATGTTGTTGATACGTCTGGAATTGCAGATGTTATAAAGTAGTCGTTTAATGTTCTCATTTTTTTTCTCCGTTAGTTGTTCCGTCTATAACCTTTTTAAGACTTCAACATTTTGTTTAATTGAATGGGGTGCATTTTTTTAGGTTACACCCCAAGCAAATCTATTTATTATGAAGTAGTTAAATCTGTGATTAAACCACTTGCTTTTTCATTTCTTGACTCAAGAGTGTATTCAGCAACCATAAATCTCTGATCTGCATCAGCGTCTTGTGCAGGAGTTTGTAGTGAAAAATCTCTTAAGAAAGAAACTGCCCAGTATTCCATATCTAAAATAAGTGCATCTTGACCTATTTTAGCAGCAGTACCATTAGCACCTCTAATGAATCTATTTGGAGAAACTTGCATAGTTCCAAAGTCTGACTCATATACATCAATAGAAGTAATTAATCTTCTATCTTCTGCAGCGTCAAATCTAGTAGAACCACCAGTAAATCCAGATAGTTTTTGTTTGTTAAAAGCATTAACCATAATCATGTTAGGGTTTCCGCCTTCATTGTAACAAGATACTAAAACACCTTTTAATTGTGATTCAGTAAATGCTCTTTGAGTACCATCTGTTCTGATTGCACCATTTCCAGCACCTGATCCACTAACACCAGCATCAACATTAGTTTCGAACCATGTTTGACATCCACCAAGTTTTCTAGCAGTTGTTGCGTTACCAGCGGCTTTTGCTACGTTAGATAAAAGAGCTACTTCCATATCTCTTTTTAACTCTTTAGCACTTTTTGCTACTTGGTAAGCTAACTCATTATTTCTTCCAGCGGCAGTTACAGAATCTTGAGTTCCTGAAACTTTAATTCCTTTAGTAGAAATTTGAGTGTAGTTAGTTTCTTTAACTGATGGTGTTAGAGTTGCATAACTTATAGCAGCTCCTTCAACAGCAGCATTTGCAGCAACGTCAGCTAGTGCGTCAGTTTGCCATTCATGTAGTGTGTTTGTTGCTTTTGTTTTAGCAATCCCAGACATAAAGGGTGTTTCAGTTGGACTAATTGAATATATAATATCAACTAGATCTTCTCTGTTTCCTATAGCTTGGTATGTTTGATATGTAGCCATTTTATTTTCTCCGTTAGGTTATTGTTTATAGATAACGCATCAATAAATCGGTAGCATCTTTTGTGCTTCCTGATTTCTTCAACGTCTTAATCTGATTCAACCTAGTTTGACTATTTATATCTTCTTTAGTAGTTTTAACGCCTGACTTAACAAATTTAGATGGTTTAACTTTTTTACTTACTAAATTGGGTTTATTCGCTTTAGCTTTCATTCCATCCATGATGACATCAAACATTCTTGAATCATAAATTCTTGAAACATCCTCATTTGAGAATCCTTTAGAACTTAAATAACCCATAATATCTGACTTAACTGCATTACCCTTCATAGGATCAGCAAGTACAGGATGTTTTAAGTGAAGTTTTCTTTGTTCACCTTTTAACACTTCCTGAAATTGAGCATTTTGGTGTTCTCTCAATTTTTGCTGTGCTTGTTGAATTGATTGTTTTCGTTTATTAATTTTACGATCAACTCTAGCAGCCTCAGTTGGATCTTCATCCCAAAGAGCATCAAGCTCCTTAGAATTTACATCATTGTTAATCTCAGCATTTAAAGTAACCACTAATGAATTTAAATCGTCCATCTTGGTCGAATACTGATTCTTCAAACGATCTTCTTCAGATTTAAGCTCTCTTTTTTCGATTGCTATCTCCTCAGTTTTTCGTCTGTAGTCGGCATCTTTTTGATAACCTGCTTTTAATTCGTCAAGGTCAACATCAATCTTTTCACCATTAACAGTAACTTGGTGTAGATCAGTTTCTTGTTCTTCAATTGCATTTTCATCTTGTGATGCTTGTTCTTCTTCAGCAACTTCTTGAGTTTCCTCAACTTGAGCTTCTGGTTTTTGCTCAACCTCAGATTCTACTTCTGTAGTTTCTTTTGGTTCAACTGGTGTTGCTTCTTTTGTAGATTTGTTGATAACTCCATTAGAGTCCATCAAACCTTCAATAGTTTTAGCCGCACCTTGTACTGACTCATTGTTCAGTAAGGGGTTTCCGTCAGACATTTAAGTCCTCCTATTGTTAAGCTGTCTTTCGACTTGGCTTATTCTAACCTTAGTGGTTAAAATTTTGTATTATTCTGTTGCTGTCTGAAATCTTCCAACTGTTTAGATGCAAGTTTTCCAGTTTCAACTATTGTATGTAAGTGTTGTTCCACTTTACCTACAACATTATAAGCGATCCAAAGTTTTTCTCTGGTTTCACTTTCATCAGCACCTGTTTTTTCAAGAAGTGCTTCAGAATAAATTTTTTTAAGAGTTTCCATGCTCTCTTGAAAAAGTTTACTCCCCAGTATTTGTTTCGCTTCGTTGGATCGGCTCACTTCCACCGACCTGTTCGTCTGGTCTTGCGTTTCCATTTAGTCCTTTTACTTGTTGTTGAAACATATTAGTCGATTTTTGTGCTTGGTCAAGTATTTTACTCTGTTCAGAGAAAACCATTTTTTCCATTTCGGCATCAGCTTTAATTTTTGCACTATCTAATTGGGTATTGTATTTTAAAGACATTTCTTTCATTTTAGATTCAAAATCTAACATTAATTTTTTATTGTCTTGCTCTAACTCTTTGTATTTAATTTCAATATCTGCCATTTTTCTTTTATTCTCAGCATCAATTCTAGTAAATTCTATTTTCTCAATTGGAGATGGTGGTGGTGGTTGTGGAGGTGGCATCATTTGTTTACCAACATCAGGATTAACAAAGTAAGTATCTACATTTTTAAGTCCAGCATTTTCAACCATTTTAGTTAAAGTATTATA